AGGTTGTATCTGTACCGTTACACCCAAACCAAGTAATATTCACCGTGTCCGTTGCTGGATTGATGAAGTTTCCCGCTGAGTTCAATCTTTTCATCCGAAGGCCGGGAATGATCCCGTTGCCTCCAAGTGCAGAAAAGCCGGAAGGAATGGGCCAAGTGAATGCTGTTGCTCCGAAGTTTGCCGTTATCTGTGAAGTGTTATCTGAATAAGAAAATGCAGGGAAAAGAGTGCCTGTTAACCCCGAGTAAGCCACACCAAGATCAGTTCCGTTCTTGTAAAACTTCAGCGTTCCCGCATCCATATCAAGCGCAATTCCTACCACATCATTATCAGTCAGTGGAGTGCCATAAGATAGCGGGTTACTATTGGTGATCTTGTTACCGCTGGCAAATAAATATGCCCAACTTTGTGCGCTGCTACCGATATGATTCGTCAGCGATGCAGCCGCCGTAGCCACACCAATACGATTATCGGTAGAACCGTTCAGGGCATTCACCCGCACCTCCCAATACCACTTACCAGTACTTCTTCCCAAAGTAGCCCTAACGCTACCGCCGGAAAATGGCGCACCCGTAGCCGTCAGATTTCCGTTACTCAAAACCATATTGAAAACCTTATCCGCCGGATTCCATGTGACCACAGGTGTAGGTGTGCCTTCGTTTGCAATTACCACCGTACCCGTGTTCGGGCGGGTAGTAACATCAGATGCGTCATACCCGTACAACCCCTGCTTACCTGCGTCTGTCACAAAGTAAGTCTGCCCAGGGGTAGCTGAAGTAATGGCCCTGAGTTGGGTCATGGTGACGTTGGTTTGCCCAATACCGACAAACGAACAGGCCATGGCCAATATAAAAATAAGTTTACGCATAGTAGATGAATATTGTAGTATTTGATGTAACGCCCGTGAAGTAGACATTGACCGCAGTTGGGTAATATGTATTGACAGCTATTGTATTAGCCCCTACAACGTAGGGTTGCTCAATAGAGATGTCTTCTCCCCCGTTAACCGTGCCAACCCTCATGCCTGGCAAAGTGTCCTCGGGGATGGCAACTATATACTGAATCAGAGTTCCTGCAGGAATAGCCTGGACGCCATCCTCTGTCAAAGAAAGGGTGATCACCCTTGCCGATGGAACCCAATTCGCCACGGGGTAATTCACGACAGACGGCAACTCATTCGGTGGAGTAGCAAGATCTCTCAAGTCGCCCACAGACGGGTTGTATGAAAACGAAACCACGGATCCAGATGCAATCGGATTCGTGACGGTAAAGTCGAGGAAGTTGCCGCCACTACCTGCCACGCCAGTTATTGGGTTACTGGTCGGACTACTAATACTCACCCCGTTGGCATTAGTGATTTGCACATCCTTAGAAAACACAATCCGAACCACATTTGAATCGCTCGGATTCACAAACCCAAATACGATGCGGGGTATGGCGGACCCGCCGGAAGCAGGGAGCGTGGTTGTGTTTGTCTGCGAATACGGGCTGTTCCCCACACCAGGACCTGACCCAGATACGTCATAGTAGTACTGCGTAGACGGCTCTAAGCCCGTGTCAATAAAATTAGTGTTCGGGCCGGAGTAGATAACAGACCATATTAGGCCATCCAAGGACCTCCGCAATGTATATGTAGTCGCCCCCGCAATAGCAGAAAACGCCACATTAACAACGGAGTCAGATACTGCCGTGGCAACAATGGAGGATGTATTGGGCAAGGCCCCTGCTATAGAATCAAAAACAATAAAGTACGAGTGCTTTAGCAACTTCATGGACACCCCGCCTATGCTGGCTTCAAGAGCCAACTCATACTGCCCTGGCGGCATAACCATTTGTTGTGCAGTCTTTGTGAGCGTAATTTCTTGGAATGAAACAGACAAGCCGTTGCCGTCAGAAAAACTAACAAGAGGCTCCATGTCCGGATCGCCAACTCTCGAAATTTTGCCAGCAACATTGGTTGGGGGGATATCCCCAAAAACAAGGAATTGCTGCTCAAAAGGATTGCCCTTATAGTAGCCAATAGTGGCGGATACCGACTCTTTACCAACAATAAAAGGCATTACGCTTATTTGAGGTCAAATATACAAAAACTGCGTAACAATTGCTAAATCTATTTAGCACAGGGCAAAAAAGAGACCCCAGTAGAAACTGGGGTCGGAACCAAATAAACAGTTATATGTTCACACACAAAACTGAGAACTGCAAATTTACTATTTTTTTATGGCTTCGGACACCTTCTTTCGAAACACATCCCCGTTCTTGCTCATGGCGAAGTCCGTCAATTGCTTCAGGGTTTCCTCCTTCGGGTCCAGCGTAGTAATCATCCCCTTACCTTCCATCCACCTGGCCTCGCCCTGAACGTGGTTCAGATCGATTAGGCCCTTGTTAATGGCCTGCTTAATGTTCGATGCCACCTTCATGACCGGAGAGTCATAGGTCTTCAGGAACAGCTTCGGATCATTGGACGCTGCGTTGACATACTCTGTACGGATTTCGGTTTCACTCTTCTCGCGCAGGCCGTCCAAAAGACGGATGTTCAACCATATCGCGTGTTGAACCACATCCTCGTAGCTGGCTGCCATGGCGATGCCCTCTGCCTTGTGACGGGATTCGATGAACGACATCTGTGACTCAAACTCAACCTCTTTATTCACAAGCGTGAACGTGGGCGGCTTCTGTGCAATCCTTCTTTCCTTGCCGTCAAAATCATCTCGGCTTATCATGTACAATATCTTGGGCTTGTCTTCCGGCCAGCGCAACACCAGGGCGCCCTTGACAAATGTCGGCAACCACTCTATACCCTTGGCGGCCTCCTCCTTAATATCCTTCTGCTGCTCATCCTTCCATGGCGACTTAATCCCTTCCAGGAATCGCAATACACGATTCTCCCCGGTCTCGGGATCGTAGGATAAGATTGAACTGGACATCTCTAATTTGGCCTGGTACGGGGTCTCTCCCTTAATTCTCGGCGTTATCTGCTGTAGAAGCTGGAAGGTAACAGGACCCTCCTGAAATTTAATCGGAGTACGCTCCTTTGTCGGAGGCGCTTCCATCACATCTGACTTTGCCATCTGTATAAATGTTTTAATCTACGCAAATATAGCGTAATTATTTTAAAAAACAAAAGACCCCGGTAGAAACCGGGGTCGTGGCCGATGGTTAAGCCATTATGTATGGAAGATGGAAACTTGCTTACTGACCCTGGAAGATCACGCACTGGTTGGCAGCCTGCACCTGAACACCGTAGTGTCCAACAATGACGTTGCTCAACTTCTGCTCCGGAGTCTTGTTGGTCTCAGCCAAGCCACCGTATTCGTATACGTTCATTTCCATGCCAGGCTTGATTTCCTGGTAACGCAGACAGATGGTTGGGAGTTTTTGAGCGGTCATCGGGTCGGTTCCGTAACCCTGAGGGATGATCAGGCCGTAGTTCCTGTACGCAGTTGTGAGCGTAGGAGCAACACCGTACATTTTCTCAGGAGTGAATCCGTAGTACTTCTTGAAGTGGAAGGTAACACCGTCGATGGCAAAAGAAGAGAAGCCGAGCTTCGCAGCCACTTCTTTGCTGCCACCAGCAGAACCCCAAAGCACGGCGCCATCATCGAAGGCAGAGAACAGAGATCTGTTCAATTCCTGATTCTGGAACGTGTCAGACAGAACGTGCGCTTCGGCACTCGCTCCGTTGAAGTCCATTTCGCGGCTTACACGCTGCCAATCAAAGATGGCAAGAGAGCCGGGAGTGTACTGCAGGGTTGCGCCAGCAGCCCTAACCTGGTCGAGGATGCCCTTTGTACCAACTGTGCCATTGGATGTGATACCAGTGTTGGTTACGTCAACAGAAAACATCGCCAAGAGTTCACGGTTGTTCAGCCAACGGGCCTCAGCCTCCGAAGTACCATAGTACTTGTAGTAGGTCATACCGCTATCTGGATCGCGCCATTCGATTTTCTCCATGGCAGCCTTGTCGGTAATGTCGTAGTCCTCGCGGATTTCAGTGATGGAGTTGGTGATCTTATCAACCAGGGGCTGCATAGCGGTCTGGGCTGTAGACGCCTCACCAATGTGCTGAAGACCATGGAAGAACAGGAAGTCGCCAGCACCGGGATTAAACCGTTCTGTAGACCTTAGAGGTGCTATGGTGTAAACGTGCGCGTTTGGCGTAGTTACGTTGATCGCGGTGATCTTTCCAAGGATACCAGTAACGCCAGCCTGAACCACCTCGCCCAAGCGGCCAGGAGATTTAGACCCAGAGTCGTAGTGGTTCTCGGAACTAACCGTAACCAAGGCGTTAACGCCTGGTGATCCGCCACCGGACAGGGACGCAACCTTCACGGATGCATGGCGCCTGCGCCTTTCATAGTGGTAGAAATCGCGGTTTTCGGTCTTTACTTTGAGGCCAAGCATTTCCAGAACCTGGGAATACTTTTCGTTGCCGTACTTCTGTACGAGTTTGTCGGAATAAGAACGGTCAAAAATGTTCAGGCCAGAGACAAACGCCCGGTTTGCGCCGCCTGATATTACTGTGGGTTGTGACGCCTCATGTGGCATATTAATTCGCTTTAATTGATGAATGGTTTAATAACTCTTTTTTTGTGGGTTCGCCACAGCCATTTCATCAATCAGCACTTAGGAGTAGGCAAATTCTTCCATGCCCTTTCTTCGTGCATCTTCAGCAAAACTGGTGGAAGGATTGTTCGTCTTCGGATCGGTAATATTTGCGACACCCTTAGCCACATCAATCTTGCCCAGATTAATGGCTCTTGTAACTGCAGATTTTAGGATTTTACCGAAGTTTCGCTGTATGTACAGGTCCTTCAGGTATTGTTGGGTGTCGTACTTACCGTCCTTGTAGTATCGACTTTGTATGTGTGACCAAAAATCTTTGGCCACGTTCCCTAATTCTGCTTTCTCTGCGTCGTCTATTGAAAACTCATGGGCAAATTGAACATCCTTGTCATTAATGCTTAAGTCGAGTTTTGTAAACTGCGGCAGAGTTGTATCTAATGCCTTTGCGAACTCTTCGCTCAGGCCGTTGACCTCTTTTACGAAATCATCTACTTCAGGATCAGACTGTGGGGCGAGGCTTGGCAACCTAATTTCTGTCTTCAATTTACCCAACGCCTCCCTGGCTTCTTTGGCATCAGACTTCTGCTTGCGATTAACCCTTCTTTCGAGTTTCGCAAACTCCTCGTCACTTACATCTTCCTTGTCAACACCTATGCCGTACTTCTGGTCGTACTCATCGGCAACATCCTCATCTGTGTAATCCGGATTCTCGATCTGGATCCTCAGCTTGATAGCATCTTCGTCGCCCAGTTTGTCCAGGCTACCAAGAATCTGCTGCTGGGTGAGGAATGTTGTTACCTCTGCGTACTTCCCCTGTTGTAAATTTTCAATGATCTGTTTCGCGGTATCGTCTAAATCAAGACCGGGCTTATCGGCCTTGCTTATCAGATCGTCCCACTTTTCAAACTTGCCTCCGGTCTTTTCTTTTACGATAGCATCGTAATCGACAGATGGGGTTGTGGTATCAGGTTCCGTCGGTCCTGTTCCGGCCTGCGATGGGTTCTCACTCTTTGGAGTGTCGAGAGTCGTTTTGGCTTTTACCGCCTCATACTCTTCGTCTTTTAAGTATACCGCCCCATTAACCGGATCAATTGGGTTGTATTGACTTTGCGGCAATACAACACTACCCTCTTCGTTCCTGATATCTTCCATATACAAGTTCTTACTTACGCAAATATAAAGTAAAATACTTATTGAATGCGTAATTATTTTAGAAAATATTTATTGCTAAAACGATTTGCCTTTAATAATTGCTAAAAGTGGGCTACCAAGCCGGAGTTGGCCGGGGTTCTCGGCGGGGGCGCCAACGGATTTCGCCATCACAGACCTGGATTTTTCGTCATCCATTACCTCGCGCATGATTTCCATGTACCGCATCCGAGGTGAAATATTTTTATGAATCCCCGTTAAAGAGGTCTTGCCGCCTCTGACATAAGCCTTGGCGTCACCTCGGTGCTGCGTAGTGATTTCGTCCACCATTTGCTTCACCCTCCCAAAGCCGCCATTAAACCCAGCCATAGTCAGATAATCCAACTCGTCCCCATCCACCTTTAGCCCTTTTTTGCTGGCATATTCTGAAACCTGGTCCTGAAGGTCCCGCATCATGGCGGCCTTCGCTATCAAGCCATCCTGTACGGTTTTAAAAAGCCCAGAGTTTACGTCTTGGCTCTTTTCATTGGTAGCCTTGTATGGCTGGTAATCAAAATCCTGCGGGATATAGCCCTTTTTCTTTAGCCTCTCCGCAGCGTCACCAAAGGTGTCTACCCCCATTTGGAAGAAGCCATTAACGGGATAATCATCATCCGGAGACATCTCCTCCCCGTATGCCTGATCCGTCCCAATGTATTGCGCATTCCTTAACCCCTCCTGATAGGAGGAGGCATATAGTGTTTCCGGCCTAATCCCGGCCTGCTTTGCGGCGGTCTGGACCAGGTCCCTGACCTTCTTCTTGTCCAAGGGGATTTCGGTATCCCAATACCCCGACAGCAGTTTCTTCTCCACCTCCCTCATATTTTTGGCCGCCTTCCCGGTCATGGCAACTGCAGCAGACTTGTTTTTGGGTAGGGTTGATTTCGGTTTCGATGTCGGGTTCTTTTCGTCTGCCATTACATTGACATTTGCTGTTCCTGATCTGGTTCCTGATTCTGCTCTTCCATAGCCTGCTGTTCAGCCTGGGCTTGGGCCTGCTGTTCTTGCATCTGCATCTGGGCCTGAGCCTGCTGCGTAATGCCCATATTCTGCATGAAGGCAGCAAAGATTGGCTTCAACTCCTCAGGCATATCCTGTATGCCTTTGCCCTGCTTCAGCAGTTCTGCTATGGTTGTGTTTATGATCGTCCCCAAAACCTGTGTATTGGTTCCGGCATTGACTTTATCTTGCTTGGCGATGTCGATCTGTCCCTTGAGTTGGTACGCCTGGGCATCTGCCTGCGCCTTGTTCTGGGCCACTTGATTCTGGATCTGGGCCTGGGTTTGCGAGTTCTGGTTGGCCTCATCTTGCATCTGGCGCTTACGCTTGGACTCGTACTTGCCAAGGTAAATCTCCGCCAGCTTAACATCCTCCTTGGCTATTCTCCTGATCTTGACCGCCTCCTCAAACGTAATGAGGCCAGCACTCAATGCAGTCTGGGCCATCTGCTCTATGTACTGCCTGTCCTGATCGGTAGGCGCCATATCAAAGTTGATGTCGAATATGCGATCCTCAAAGTCTTCCGCCTTAATGCCGTACCGATCATCCCCGTTCTCGACCACATCATACCAGTCCATGATCGCTATCCTCTTAGACACCTCCTTCATCATGCTCAGGTATGCCCTGTAGATGAAGTTGGTACTCCGGTTGGATGCCGCGACTTGGCTCTGCATAACGCCCAGCCCAAGTTTGGGGTTAACGGCTTGACCCTCGACATACTCGTTTACGCCCAAGTCGTCCCTCAGCCTGCTCAACCAATGGTTGTACTGCTCGACCAAAGCCGTTATCTTATTGACATTTGAGTCGTTTGTGATAGGCGTAATCGGGATGTTTTGTCGGGTCTCACCATCCTCGCCAATACCGTTGTATATCACAACGCCTGTCTGGTCCGCAATACTAACCAACTGCATGGGAGACGCAAACTCATCCTGGCCAAGGCCAAGATTAACACCATGCAGTCCACGGATATCAACAGCGTACCCATCGGGACGCAGTTTAGCCACGATCTGCTGCAGCTTCATCAGCGTCAATGTCATCATACGCACGGGCGTAATAGCCCTCTCGACCAGGCTCACATTGTTCATGTCCCGGTTATTGGTCATGTGCAGCACATAGTTACTGAACACCTCATGCAAGGCGTAGTGTGGCTTGATCATGTTCTCCTGCTTCTTCCATTCCAATATCTCATTGGTGGACTTGGAGTAGCAGCCGGAATAGATTACCCCCAGTTCTTTTGCGTGTAGCACCTTGTCCTCGCCCAAACGCTGTGGCCTTTCTTTCTTGGCGTCAAGTACGGGTTTGCCGTACTTATCCTTTTTCTCAACCCACATATGGGATTCGGTAGTCGTGAGCTGGAAGTGGAAGATCTCGATCAGGGCATCGTCATACGGCCTGATCAGGGAAAGCTGGAAGTCATTGCTCCAGTCCAGGGAAACCTTTGATCCCTGATCAGTCCCCTTCCACATCTCGTATAGCTTCTTCTCGGTCAGGTTAGGCCAGTACGACCTGACGTCCGACACCTTCATCTTTTCGATCTCACCGATCAGGGTGCAGTCTGAGAAGTTATCCTTATTCGACCACCCGTAAACCACGTTTTCGGGGATGAGCCTCTTGTACTTCTTGTTTCCGTTCGCGTCCTTATACACCCACATTGCCCCAAACCCGACTATGGCGTGATCATACAAGACCTGGCGCTTAATAGACTCAGAATCACTATCGGCCAACGTATCCCTAATTTTCCTCTGGAACCTTATTTCTTCGGGCTGCTTGTATTCGTAGTCAAAATACAGGGCAAAGTCCTCATAACTCTCCGGCACATACTGCTGCGGGTCCACTAATGGCAGTCCCACTTCCTCCTCCAGGCCTTGGATCATCATGGAGTTATTCATGACAAACTCAGCCTCGTCCATGTCGCGCTGCTTCTGCTTCTTACTCCTGTCGTCCACAGCTTTTACCGTTGGCCTTTCCTCCATCTCCATAAACCTTTCCACCACGATGTCGATAAACTTTGGCAGAATCTTGGGAGGCGTCATGTCAATCTTTGCAAACGCCTGCTTGCCATCGATATTCATCAAGTCCAGGAACTCCTTCATGTCGGCATTCCCCTCTGCAATACGCCTCAAGTCAGCAAACTTCCTATTCCTTGCGTAGTAGTAGTTGTTCGCGCTGCCAGTAATGGTGTCAAGCAACTTCTTGGCCACAATAGCCCCGTAAGCCGGATCAGACTTCTTCGTGGGGGAGGAGGTATGAAACTTTAAAAGTTCCTGACTTAAGGGATTGTTATCAGCCACAAAAAAATATTTTACCGAAAGTACGCAATAAATTTGTAAGTAATGCAAAAACGGAGTAGATTTGTCCTGTATTCCGATTACGATTTATAAGGGAAATCGAAATCGGGGTATTTCCCCAAGGGACATCATCGTATGTGACCTTCAGTAAATACCCCCACAGGTTCCCTTATAACCTTGGGGGTTTTTTATTTGGCCCAGAACCAAGACCGGGATACCAGACATAAGTCCGGTGTTCGTAAAGCTCGACCGGATCAGGCAGAAAACCCTGGCACAACTCAAGAAAATGACTTATTCGTATTGTGGGTTTCTACCCATCCCGTAGGAGCAACGTCATCGAACTGACGACTCCAGACAAAAAGCACAAGCCAGGCAAGGCAAGACGGGAAACCTTATCTCTGGTTCGGGCATTGACAATAAGACCTGGAATCGGTACTAAGTAGGCCATAGGGATAGTTAATCCTTAGTTCTACAGGGAGTGGGTAAGGTACAATGCGATTCAAACAGGCGACCTAAGAGGAGTGCTTGAATAGAGTTCGTACAGCCTTGAGCGAATGACAAGCCTTGCGCCCTCATGTATGCAAAAATGGAGTTATGGACAAAAATAGAAAGTGGATTACGCCCAGAATTACAGACGGAAGCATTACCCCTGAAAGGATTATCGATTTTGTTGCCGGCTATTTCAACCTGAACAAGTTGGATATGGCCGTAAATCAGAAAAGGGAGTTTTGTGTCCCACGCCAGATATGCATGGCGCTTATGTACTCATACCTCGGCATGACGTTGAATGAAATTGCCGCGGAATTTGATTGCCCTAATCTGGTAAGCCTACCAAAGCACACTACTGTACGGCATAGTATTAAGCAGGTCTGCGACTTGGCAGAAAGTGATCCCAAGTTCAAACAGGACTTAGCCTACATCATGGCCGAATTGGAGAATCCTACGCTGGTAAGGAGGATGCCAAAGATTGATAGGGTGGCGGTTCCGGTTACGATTTATCGCAGTCAGGCCCCAATCAGATTGCGGGAGCGCACTATTTCCGAACACGAAAAAGTAGTGAGGAAGTATTTATGAACCACGGCTCACTATTCTCAGGTATTGGAGGCTTTGACCTCGCAGCCGAATGGATGGGATGGGAAAACGTATTCCATTGCGAATGGAACGAGTTTGGACAAAAAGTATTACATCATTATTGGCCTAAAGCAATTTCATATCATGACATTACTAAAACAGACTTCACTATTCACAGAGGACACATCGACATCCTCACCGGAGGATTCCCTTGCCAGCCATACTCAATGGCAGGAAAACGAAAAGGCAAAGAAGACGAGCGACATCTCTGGCCAGAAATGCTTAGAGCAATTAGAGAAATTCAGCCACGTTGGGTCGTGGGCGAAAACGTTTTCGGCCTTGTTAATTGGTCAGGGGGATTGGTATTCCACGAGGTGCAAGCTGACCTGGAAGCTGCGGGGTACGAAGTATGGCCGTATGTACTTCCAGCTGTATCCGTCAACGCTCCCCACCGCCGAGATAGAATTTGGTTTGTGGCCTACTCCAAATGCGGTGGAACGCCATCGGACGGATGTAGCGGAACAGTTGAAGGAGGAGGGCAAGCCTTTGTATTACCGAAGAACGAAGGACGGGAAAGCCAGACAGTTCAGCCCGTTGGATTATGCGGTTTGGGCGGGGATGCTGCCGACACCAACGGCGATGGACACAAAGGATGGGCAACCAAATCAAACTCAGATGAAGAACGGCAGATTTGTCAGAGTGAGCAAAACAACGGGGACGGAGTTTGGCAGTCGGATGACGGATGTCGCAATGGTGTTGGGGATGCTGCCGACACCAAAGGCAACAGAAATAGAGGAGAATTACGAGGATTGGAAGAAGCGGATGGAGCGTTCGGGCAACCCAAAGAACACAGGCAAGACAACGGCAAACTTAGGGACGTATGCGGTAAGCGGGATGCTGCCGACACCGAGAGCCAACCAGGTGAATGGATGCGACCTGAACTCCGAAAGTTTAGCCAACAGGAACAAAGGGAATCTGGAGGAACACATAGCCAAATGGGTAACAATGTTACCGACACCGGCAGCAGCAGACGGCTTCAAAACAACGAGCAACACACACCAGGAGAATCTAAATATGCTCGCCCCAGTTGGGACACGTTCCCATCTCAATCCCCCGTTTGTACTGGAGATGATGGGCTTTCCTCCGAACTGGACGGAATTACCTTTTCAAAATGGAGAAACGAATCAATCAAAGCAGCAGGTAACGCAATCGTCCCACAAGTAGTTTACCAAATCTTTAAAGCAATAGAGCAATATGGACATAACAATGTGCAATGGCGGTAAGTGTCCATTAAAAGAGACTTGTTACCGATTTATGGCTATCCCAGGTAAATGGCAGTCCTACTTTGTCAAGCCGCCACATCGGAAAGGGAAGTGTAAACAATATTGGCCTGTTAGGCAAATGCTCAACGCTGCCATCCGCAACGGTAATGTGGATATATCCGACAATAACGGCTGATTTGTGGGAAGTATCCAACAGCCAAGCCGATGATTACCTAAAACAAATTAAGATGAACAAACTAAATGAACTCATTGAATGGATGGAGGGGGAATTGGATGTGATTAAAAAGAGAAATGCTTCTGCGTATTTATACAGATGGGGGGTTGCAGACACTCTTGAGAGAAACATAAAGAAAGCCAAAGAACTTGAAGCCGCAAATTGCGACCACAAGGATTGTCTCAATTATAGCCAATATTTGCGACAGGAGTTAATCGCAAAAGGGTATGACATGAACCAATCCCCTGACCAAGTAACCGACCGAAATAGTAGATGGCAGGGAGCAGAAGATATGGAGGATGCCGCCAAGTGAGGACAGAGCAAAATTGAGATCTAAAACATTTCCTGGGATAGCTAAAGCAATGGCAGAACAATGGGGATAAAATTAAACTATGGACATAACAATGTGCAAGGGGGGATTTTTTTTATGACACACGGATCACTATTCTCAGGAATCGGAGGCTTTGACCTCGCAGCCGAATGGATGGGATGGGAAAACGTATTCCATTGCGAATGGAATCCGTTCTGTCAAAAAATATTAAATCATTATTGGCCTAAAGCAACTTCTTACCATGATATTACTAAAACAGACTTCTCTATTCACAGAGGACGAATTGACGTCCTTTCGGGCGGCTTCCCCTGCCAACCCTTCTCCTCCGCTGGAGAAAAAAAGGGGACCGGGGACAGCAGATACCTTTGGCCGGAAATGCTCCGTGTTATACGAGAAGTACGCCCCCGCTGGGTCTTGGGCGAGAACGTATATGGACTTATTAATTGGAACGGGGGAGTGGTACTCGACACGGTGTGCGCTGACCTGGAAAATGAAGGCTTCTCAGTCCTCCCGATTGTTCTCCCGGCTTGTTCACAAAACGCACCGCACAGAAGGGATCGGATCTTTATTGTTGCCCACGCCATCGGCGTCAGAGATCAAGGATTACAATGTGAACTGGGACTCGCTGGCCAAGGCAGACAAGGGGGGCAGGGTAATGAGGAGGCTGGTGACAATGATGCTTCCGACACCAACAGCCTCAGACAACAGGGACCGGGGAGGTCCGGGAAGCGGGGCGGTACTGAGGAGGGCGGAGATTGGGAAAACTATATCGCTTTCGATGGTATGGGATGGCCCACTGAACCCCCAGTTCGTAGGGCAAATGATGGGATTCCCCAAGGATTGGACGGAATTACCTTTTCTGCCTGGGCGCAAGAGTCCATCAAAGCCTACGGAAACGCAGTAGTACCCCAGGTGGTTTTCCAAATCTTTAAGTCCATACAGGCGTATGAGGATTTGCCGACAAGCCTTGGAGGCGGTTCCCTCATGCCCAATAACAAGCAATAATGGAGTCAACTACAACAATATGAGTCAAAAAGTAGCAAAAATGAATTGCGTCAAAAGCAGGAATCCGGATATAACCAGGATCGATGACGGGACTGACACAGTCACTGAAAGAACTGTGATCGATGACCAAGGCCGGGAGCGAACCCTCGTCACGGTCGTAAGCAGATACGGGGCGCGCATTACTGGCAAGACCGGGAAGAGACTGTTAAAAATATTCGGGAACGATATAGCCACTACTGCACAATAAACCAGTGCGATTATTAGAAAAACAAACCATGGAAGACAAAACAATAGCAGTATGGTTCTCTTGCGGCGCAGCATCAGCAGTAGCGGCAAAAAAGACCATTGAAAAGTACGGCAACGAAAACACTATTCTCATTGTCAACAACCCGGTGGATGAGGAAGACGCCGACAATAAGCGGTTTCTGGACGATGTAGAAAAATGGCTTGGGCAAGAGATATTATTTGCCAAAAACACCAAGATAGGAACGACGTCTGCGGTTGAGGTTTGGGAGAGAAGAAAATATATGTCCGGTATTAAGGGTGCGCCATGTACATTGATTTTAAAAAAAGAAGCAAGGCAAGAGTTTGAGAGGTCCCGCAATATAGATTACCACGTTTTAGGCTTTACACATGAGGAAAAGCGAAGGCATGATAGGTTTGTAAAATACGAAAGGGATAATGTTTTGCCCGTTCTAATAGATGCAGAGATCACGAAGCAGATGTGCTTTGAAATTGTAACATCAGCCGGAATTAAACTCCCCAAGGCGTATTCAATGGGTTATCCAAACGCTAACTGCATCGGCTGCGTAAAGGCAACCTCCCCGAAATACTGGAAGCTGGTTAGGGACAAGAACCCTGATGTGTTTGCTGCCAGAGCAGAGCAGAGCAGACGGCTTGGGGTAAGATTAGTCAGATATAAGGGGAAGAGAATATTCCTTGATGAGTTGCCTGAAGACATAAAAGGAGGGAAAATAAAGTCTTATAGTTGTACTATTTTTTGTGAAACCGACAACCTATAACCGCTGCCTAAACCAATTCCCAATCCGGTGGATTAATCTTTCTGATCACGCACTCGATCTGGTATTCGCCTACGGGATGTTGGTCGGGAGGGATACTCCAGTCATATCCATCCATGCAATCCATTAACCGCTCAATGTAGTATGTATTCGGCTTCAATGCCGCCTCAATCTCGGCCAGTAACGACCCTGGCGTATAGAACCTCTTATGATCCAGGTTCCACCTGGAGTCGGGTATGCTTAACTTTTTCTCGTACCTGTAGCCGGACGGGACAAAGATGCAGATCAGGCCGCCGGGCTTTACAATCCTGTACCAGTTCTGAATGGCGAGAACGGGGTTCTCCAAATGCTCTAGGATATGCGATGCCCAGGCGTAGTCGAATTGGCCGTCTTGAAAGATTTCCATGGTATGCCCGTCTGCCATATCGCTATCGTGGTGGACACACATATCTTCAGGGAACAATGGATCCGCGCCATCAAAGGTTTGCAGGCGACCGCAGCCAATGTCGATTCCGTGGCCTGATTCAAGTTCGTCAAACAAAAGCCACTGGTAGTCTCCATGATTAGAACTTCTCCATCGGCTGCGTGTTTTCGTCGTTTCTGCCATCAGTTATAATTTTCGATTAAGTGATTAATTGCTTTATCCATAGTTGACATCGGAATCACGGGAACGTCATACTTTACGACCTGGTCCACAACAGGTAGGCCATCCTCGAATACATGGGTCGGGAATCCGAACTCGTCCTCGCTCTCAACTTTGAATTTGACATGGCGCAAGACCAGCTTGCCGGGCCTTAGGTTCGGGTTATTCTTCAGTAAGATGTAGAGGTAGAGGTTCATCTGAATCGTGTACTTGGAGAAGTCGCAGTCATCCAGGAACTGGAACGGCCAATGCATCATCTGCGTTTTACCGGACCACTTGTCGTAGTACCCCTGCATCTTCATCTTCTTATTGCTCTTGTGGTCGCTGATATTCGCCAAATCCTCATAAGTGGCTACGGTATCAGACTGGCCACAGATGCCCAAGTTATCGGTTAGCCTATGATACAGCAAAGCCTCCGGGTGTACACCTTCAGGGAACGACTGATCCGGGGATAGCTTGCGTCCGGCGTCATCATGGGTCGGGTGGTAAACCTTCAGCTTCCGGCCAAAGAGATCCATGGTCTCCATGGACAGATACTTCTTCTCCATCGCCAGATGGTGCAGGGTCCCGGTGTCAGTACTTCGCTTGGACTCCCGTTTCCAGATTTCCTGGATCAGATCCGGCGACATCCCAAACCATTTTGATCTCTTGTTCTGGCTCGACTTAGCCGCCCCCAAGGCTGGATCAAATTTGTCGTGGAACATGGACGCGAACTTCGTTCCCGATATCCAGTTCACGCCCTGTAATTCGGGCGAGACCGATACATACTTGTGGCCATCGTCAACGAACGCAATCATTTCTGGCGCTTATTTTTACCAACAATAATTTCATGGCCAGGATGCCAAGAGTCGGTCTCAACCACAGAGAAGAACTTGGTAAAGATCTGCATAATGTGTTCCAGACTGAATACCCATGTATGCTCCTCCGTGTTCCACATCCTCACAGGCATATCAACACCAGGCTGCAGAATAGGCGTCATCACAACCAGCGTACCCGTGCCAGACATGATGTCGGCACAACGCGATACAAACCATTCCGGATCATCAACGTGTTCAAGCACATCCATAGCTATAACCGTGTCAAAGACGCCATCCCTGAGACCAAAGAAGTCGTATGGGAAGAATCCCTCCCATAGGCGGGTGTTATCCCTGTTAGTGATGCGCTTGATTTCTGGCAGATTCTTGGCGTCCACCTCGATACCATAGGCCATGGTGTGGGTGTCTGCCAACTTCTGCAGAATATTACCCGGGGCGCAGCCGATCTCCAAAGCCTTGTTGCCGCCACCGACAAAAGACATGACTTTATCTGCCTTGCTGACATCATTGTACTCCCAGTTCAGGTTGTTGAACTGCTCCTCCAGCGTACTTCGGTTGTGATCATGGCTCCAGTAGTCGGCCTTGTAAATACCCGTATCCGGAGCGTTGATCAGGGTATAGGTCCCACAATCCTTGCACCTGTTGTAGCCATGGATATCACTCTTCTCCCACCTGTGCTTGCATATCGTCATTGAACAATAGGTTTGGTTGTTTAAATAATTCGTTTGGGACGTAGCATGGGATGGATACCTTGTCACCCCTGTGTATCCAACTCCTTTCTTTGACCCTGCCCAAGGTGACGAGGTCTGCCACCGACCTTTCTACCACGGATTTTGGAAGTCCCGTGGCGTGGGCGATGCCATACATTGTCACCTTCTTGTGGTTAGCAACGCACTTATAGACTATGTCTATTGCCTTTGCCTTCACGCCGCAAATTGTTTATACAGTTTCTCAAAGCAGTATTTCAGCCCCTCTGTATACAGAAAGTCGTAAGCGTTTGGTCCTGCCGGGATGACATTGGGGGCAAACACACAACTTTCCAGTATCCGGGGGACCTTCAAGCCTTCCGCGATTCCGAACGCCATACTCTGGTTCCCGATAAAAAAGGCGGATGCCTTGATTACCCCAGCGAGTTCGTTAAAATCATAAACGGGGTAATGGGGTATATCCAGCCCGAAATCAGAATTGAATTTACTCCACTCCTCCTCCAGGCCCACAAACATGAACCGCTCGGGGTCGTAATCCCGAAGGAACTTAAAATCAATCCATGGATTGGTGTACCTGAATGTGCGGTTGATCACGATCTTACCAGATGCCGGGGCAGCCAACCCCGCACTCAGCCAAGGCTTGGCGATGTCGCAATACAGGTCTGGGAATAGGTAGGCGTACCAACGCTGAATCGGCAAGTAGGGCATACCGCAGTCCTCTCTCCGTACCTTGTCTAGGTCGATAGTAACTTTCTGGCGGTCATAAATATCGACCAAGTCGATGCAGTGCTGCCGCTGCAGTAACGGCGTCAACATGGAGGCCATTTTCGCATTAAGCATAACCTCTTGTCCGCCATCATCCTTGACAGGGTGAACCGCATTCTTGTAGTAAAAGGCGGGTGTGTTCAGATTAAGATAAAGTTTAATAACTGCGTCCCGGTGGGCGTCCTTAAAGGTCTTAATAGCTGCTAAGGCGTAAACGATGTCTCCAGCATTACCCGAGTGCTTAAATGATACCTCCATAAAATTCCATACATTTACACCAAAGATAGGTAAATTACAAATGAATTACACTATATTTGCGTAACAAATTTGTAACTAAAAAATTTTGAACCATGGCTCAAGCAATTTCGATCAACGTCTACAACATTGACGGTAATGCCGTTCCTGTAGTTCGTAGGGGTTTCCCCGTAGCACAAAGTGGATTCCGTCCATTCGTGCAGAACGCAGATGGCGCTAATGCCTCTTTGTATGGCATCATCGAGACTTCAGTATTTGGCAGGCCGCAGAAATTCGGCGTTGTTGAGACTGTTGCTCAATTGGTGACCGCAGCGAACGCATAAGAGATCAGTTCTAACCTTAATGACAAAAACCCCGAAAACATCGGGGTTTTTTAGGTTACGTTAATTGGTAGGTCTTAACTATTTGTATAGGCTTAGTGGATGCTGGCTTCTTCTGGACCTGCTCCGAGATGACTACAGTCCCGAGCTGGAATGCCACCGCTAAGTCAAACTTTGTCCTCTCGTCCACATCGTACTCCTCAAGTTGCTCCAGCAAGGCCAAGAACCATATCTTGCCGCAGTAGAAATCGATATACTCGACTGATTTGTCGATCATCATCGTATACGAGAATCCGTCACCGGACTTAATGCCATACTCCTTCTTCTTGTTCGGACCCTTCTTCTTGTTGGGGTCAATGGTATTCTTGGGCCTGACCATGGCGTAAATCATCTTACCCTCGCCCTCCAGGAATTCAATGTATTCGTCATAATCAGACTCGTAACACATCTCGCACCCCCAATATTCAGCCGCCAATAACTGCTGCTCATGGAATACTCGCTTGCGCCGAGGTCTGCCCCAGAACATGGCCACAGGCATCCCTGAGTTCTCCTTATCCAAGGGGTTCAGCTTCTTCCATATAAACCCGGCGCCCTTTGACCCAGGTCCGGTAATGATCGTATTCTTGTATGGGTCGGCAGTGTGAGCGTACTTGCTCTTGTTCCCAGGAATAAGTGTGCCGTAGAACGGATCCTTGATCACCTTGTTCTTCTCCTCGTCAGACGGGAGTCCGCCATCAAGGACCCACCACATACCGTCTTTATCATCAACCCAGGTAGCCATGCCCTCGCCGTCCCGGGTGAACCGGACCTGCCTGATCTTGGGCCGGACCTCCATGATCCTCTCTTTCTGGTCACGGATATTGGTCATGTTGTAGATGTTGCTGTTATCGTCAAAATCAAAGGCCTCCCCCTCGTTTAGTGGATTCATCCTTATCTCTTCATTCCTGGTGGCGGGATCTCTGATCATGCTCCTGAGGTGCAGAAGATATTCTTTAGCAGACATTGAACACTGCAGATCGTCGGCGCCATACTTCTCCTTCATGTACTTTGCCTGCTCCTTAGTGGGCTTGTCGAGAATAGACATCCCGTACTCATCGATATAAGGCACATACCCATCATAGGCGGGGCAGAAGTATCTGTACAAGCCCGTACCTGTCACCTTGTTCTCGAAGTGGTTGCTGTCGTCCCACAGCACCTTAAAGCCGCGACCACCCTTTGTCAACTTATTTGATGTTGATGGCAGTACCGCGAACCCGACACGCTTGCCGCCCATCTTTAAAGTTTTCCTCACAATCGGCCAGTATTCATTCACGGGTACATCGGTTGGAAATTTTCCTCCTTCGTCGATCATTACCTCTGTCAGACGCCCGGAGTCATAGGAGTTTAGTTTCGTTGCCTTGTAATTAACCCTCGACCCAATACCCTTGTCGTCCTCAAATACCTGCCCCCTGCGCCTGTTGGATTTGGTCTTCTTCGCGTTCCTGTTCTTGGGCTTACGGAATACAATGGAGGTCTGCGAGTCTGGGTCCTCTACGTCCAGCGGGACCAAGAAGATCGGCAGCTTCTCAAACCCGTTTTTGATCATGTCAATAAACGCCGTCTTGGCATCATCTCCGGTCTTACTCACCACTCCACAGAAAGCCTTCTTTTGCCTGAGTGCGGTGCGGACCAGATCACAGCACTCCTGTGATGTAGCGCCCTCCCTACGTTTCTTGGACCTAATGATGCCATCAACATGGGTGGTCTTTTCACAGTAATCCTTGAAGTACCACCACCGTCTGTCGCAGTCCCGATAGTCTGGCTGATCACCATTTTCCAGGGTCCAGTAGTTCATGTACATATAATGGTGACCCGTAATATAAGTCAGACTCCCGTTATTGTAGAACCAGTAGCCGTCATCAATCCTGTCCAATTCCCGATTGATAAAAGCAATCATCTCATCCGTAAACAAGGGATTACCCTCCTCATCAAAGTCGAGATTGCGGAAGATGGGTTCAAAATCTACACGCTCAAACTTCTGCTCCCGCTTGGGTTTGGTATAGTTTTCAATATCCCGATTGTGCGGAATGCTGGGCAAAGAGTACTGAACGCCGTAAACGACTTCTTTCTTCGACATAGTGTGATGCGTATTTTCTCTTTAAAACTTTTGCCTTTTTCTTGATTTTCGTAATCGTCTGCCTGCCTTCTTCGGTAATGTAGTAATTAGTCTCCATCTCTCCCTGCAGTTGATAGTTACTCGCCCACCCCCTTTTTTGGAACAGGTTTAGCGTCCTTTTGACCTGGTGAATACTGATACCCTCCATTAGTGTAAATAATTCCCAAGCCTTTATGGATTCAAACTGGTTAAGTTTGAACAAAAGGAAATGGATGTATGCGTGTCGGAATCCCAGCCAGTCAGCGATGTTCTCGTTCAGCATGACAAAGCATTCAGCCCTAAGTCCCCTCATAGCCCCCTTGCACTCATTGGGTGTTAAGTCTCTACTGATCATCTCGCTCTTTGTTCAATTGGGTTAACTGGCCTCTTTTCTTCTCTGTTGTCATCGCCCTCCAGGCCTACCTTTCTCCTCAGCCATTCCAGATTCTCGCCCATCTTCTTCAGCTTGTCCATGGTGTCCATGAACCGATCAAATAAGTCGCCGTCATCTGTAAAGCTGACAGTAATCTCATTATCGAGTTCGGTGGCAACATTATCCCATTGCTTCTTTAGACCCATGTACATTTTGGCGTATGGGCTTTCCTTGTATTTGGCAAGCTCTATCTCCAGTTCCCGTATCCTGTCCTTATCTGTCATGGCTTTGATTTTAACCAGCACCCGCCTATTACCCCACAGTAGAAGGATAACCCTCCAACCAGGAACAGTATAGTCGTCTCCGCGCTGATGCCAAATAAAATCGTAACAAACGCCCATGCCATAAACACGCCAAGCGTTATCAGTCCAGCCAAGGCCACACACAGGTATGCGTCAAACGACAGGGTATCCTCCTTGGGGGGGATCGGTTCCTGTGCCTTGCAGAGTTGGTTGTGCCTGAAGTACATATCGCCATCTTCAGTAAACACGACCTCCGGCTCACAGTTGCAAGTACTATCCCTGGTGTGGAGGTGTTCCTCCCCGAGCGGTATTGAGTTTGTAAAAACCATGGTGTTTGTTATAAAAATTTGAGTAAATTGATACTGCGTTCAAGTTTTGACTTCGTCCCGTTGTTAACCAGGACTACATCAGACTCCTCCCATAAGTCAATCGTAAATGAGGTTTTGGGTTCAAGTGGTTTCCTGGGGTCAAATACACCGAGGACGATATCAAATAGTTTGGCACGTTTGCAAGCCCGTATTTCATCATGGCTACGCATCCCGATGTAGATGTCATTGCTGGCCATAATCCCCTTCCCGAGCCTGGCTTTGTCTTTCTCGTTGTACTTACATATCTCATCATACCATTCGCTCCTGTGATTTACACGATCCAGATACGCCTCTTCATGGCTGAGGTATCCATGCCTTTCTTTGAGGATGTCGAACAAAAAAAGTCGAAGGGATGCGCGAGACGAATCCTCGCCTTTGTACCAATACGACTGGTTTAGTATCTCGGCTACCGTAGTCTTCCCGTGTTGGGCGTGGCCGATAATGAGAATCTTAAGCATGGAGACCTCCTGCGTATTGGTATTCAGGAACCCATGTGTCATCCCACTCCATCCCGCCATCTTTACGCACCGTCACGCCCATGACCCACACAGGCTTGCCCTGGTTCTGGGCGGTCAGGATTTCTTCTTGTACGCCGCGTGATTGCTTAATCAGCTTCATGCCCTCCTCGTTGTCCCCGATATTAATCACCACGACCTCGTCGGCCCACGCCAGTAACGGCAGGTCCTGTTTCATCCAGAACTCGTGATCGAATCTTGTTTCGGGCCTGAGGTGGTCCGCTATAAGATGGGAGTGTGAAATGGGGGAGAAAACGATATCGCCAACCTCCATCAGGCGCGAGGCAGAAAAGTTGGCAACCCTGTGACTCAGTTCCGGGTTAAAACTGTACGGGATAGCGAGATAAACCTTCTTACTCATATGTAAACTTGTTTTGAAATGGCTAAAACATCGGCGTACTTCACCCTGACCGCTGACTTCATTTTCATGTCATAGACATACTCAATGTCGTAGTCACTCTTTTCGTAGGTAATGATGATGTCACCAGGGTTAATTACAACATCCGCATACTCATCTACGCCGCCGCCAGCGGCTACAACCTTGAACTGATTTGGGATGTACTGGTCATGATCAGGGGTAACAATAATGCTACTCCTGTACTCTATTGGTATGCGCTCAACCAACACGAATCCCTGCAGTGGCAGGGGATCTCCGGTACTGGGATCAACTCTGCATTGGATTTGATGCGGCTCTATGGCGAATACGGCCTCGCCTTTTGGCGTTTTTACTCCCGTATCCCCATGCATATAGCCCTTGCCCACTTCACGCCGAAATGTGTTGTGATGACAAATTACAACATCCTGTGGTAGGAGTCCGAGCGGCTTATCACCAGTAGATATAATCGTGGTCAGTACTGGCTGTGTCTTTTTGCCGTCAAACCCAAAATCTTTGTTACCCCAGAGCTGCAGGCCGCCATCGGTTACGAATTCAAAGTTGTTTTTCTGCGACATATTCACGGATACAATGATCTTGTTCCTTACGGGCTTCATCCCGCCGGATCCTGTTGCTTTCTGCTGCGCTATCAATTGCTTCATCAATTAGGTTATTTTTAAATACTTGTTTCTGGTTTAGCCCCAAGGCCTTCATTGCCTCCCCTATGGATGTAAAGAATAATCTTTTGCCATTGGCTTCGATAACAACGGGCGTCCTCTGGTATCCCCTTATGTCTTCGCCGTCAACATCAATAAAGACCTCATACTTTTTATTCGCCAGCATCTTCTTGTACTTGCTCAGGAACACACGGGCCGCTTGCTTCGCCTGGTATTTTGCTCTGAGTTTGCTGTCTTCGAATGACCTGTTGAGGTACTCCTGCCCGTCTATGATCACTATTAACCTCGCCCCCATATTCTGTTTCTTTGGTTTTAATTAAGCCCCTCCTGTCGCCATTGAATATCATATTCGGGTTGACGAAAAAGGTTTTCTTATTACTGGTCCTCGCAATGACGCCCAAGTCCAAGAGTCCGACCACGGCAACGTAGTATGATGCCCCGGCCAGCTTAGAACTGAAGGCTTCTGCCTTTGCCCTGGTCAACTCAACCGTGTTTCGCCTGGGTTGGATATGGGCCATGATCATCATTACCAAGCAGAGCGACCTCTGGTTCAGGTGCTTCATCGTATCCAGCCCGTATTTAAAGACCTTGACGTACTGCTCTTGGTCGTGTACGATTGACCTTTCCTTCCCGGCCTCCTGCAGGTACATCTCTGCCCCATCCCCCGAAACCATGGTCGCGGTCTTGCCGGGCTTGGTGACTACCTTCTGCTCCATACCCGAGATCGGGAACGGCGAAGACTCGTACTGCCTGAAGTCAGATATCTTCCGCACACACTACTTGATTAGGCCATCAATCAACTGCGACAGGAATGATAATGCCGCCGCTACCACAAATGCGAGTATCATAAGGGTTAAGCCGTCCACCACGTTCCTGCGTAGGGGTGGCCTTGGCCCCGACAGATCAGGGCCAGGCAGCGTAACAAAAGACTCTGGCGCGAGGTCGTAGTCGTAATCACTCATCCAATCGATTAGTTTTTCCCTGGCCTCCGCCTTAGTCCGCCCGTACACCACCTTGGTCCCGCCGTTTAGGCGTATGTACGCCTTTACAACAGGCATACCAATACTTGTCCTGACTTCTTCGTAGTAAATTGGTATCATGGCTCCTGCCTCCGTTTTTTTTCATAATAGTATGCCCCCTGCCTTCTGACTTTCTGCAACGCATTGTATTCAAACTGTGTCAAGTGCTTATATCTCAGCCCTCCCAACTTCTTTACCTTGCTTGTTGCTATCCTGATATTATATACACCCCTCTTTCTTGCCCTTTTTGCCGCCTCACTAATCCTGTTTCCCTCCACTACCATATCAAGAAAGGGGGTGTATACCCGTCTTGGGTGGTGGAACATACGGGTCAATTCAAGAGCGGAATTAAGTGGGCTATGCTCCCTTACCTCTTCTACCCCCCTTCCGCTTGGGTTTTCTATAAGTATTAAATTTTTCATGGCCTAATTCCCTCCTCGTCTAAGATTCTTTGATACACCTCGTCCCGGACCTTCTCGTTTCTCATCAGGCCCATAGCTACCTCAACTGCGGTTTCGAAGGGAAGAGTGAAGAATTTCCCTGTTTCCGGGGGGACCGGGCTGGGATTCGGGGTTTCGTGACAACACACCGGAGGCGGAGTGTGGGTGTATTTGCCATAATTTGACATTGAGATATATCCCGTTTCTTTTGTGGCCACGTTTTGGCATAAAATACCCAAAGTGCGAGATTCTGTCACCTTAAAGGTTGATCCACGCTGGTCTTTAATGAAGTCGCCTTCCTGGAAGGGGCATGGATATTTACGGTAATCGCCCCAGGCTTCGGGGTACTTCGGCCAGGGGTTGGGCAACGGGTCGGGGAGGCGGTCTGGGATCCCGGACAGGTAAGACTTGAAATCGTAGGACTTGATAGGGTTCCCCCCGTTCTTGCCGACCCGAACATCTTCCGGCGCCTTAGCATCAATGGGTTGCGGGGCGGAGGCGAACTCACCCTTACCGTACTTAACCTCAGCAAGGTTGTCGTGGAGTTTTGGCCAAGGCTTAAACCCGGCCATGGGGTTTTCTTTTGAAAGATTAATCCCCACCTCTTTTGTGCCATCCAAGTGGGGTCTTAAAACCAACCCACTGTCGGGGGCCTTTGGCGGGTCAACAAACCCGGTCGTGACATAAAAAAAATCAAACAGGGATCGGTATGAAAACCAAGTGCCGTTTTTTGTGTCCGGTATCCCGCCATTGTCGGGTGCAGGGACCACCAGATACAGTTCGCCCTGCTCAAGGCTTCCCCCAGACGGGAGAGCCATGTAAGTTTTCTTGTCAAGTTTGCCGATCAGTTTTTGGCCCGGCATAATCTTTATCTTGGGGGATAGTTCATCCCATTCGGCGACCTTACTTGTACCCTCCATACATAATGTTTTAGCTTACGCCAAAGATATGTATTATACTTCAGTTTTGCAAGAATTTCTATAAATCATAGAACATCGTTCTATGAATCGTAGAATTCCTTTAGACACGCCTAAAAAATATGCTACCCTGAAACCCGCCACAGCAAAGGGTTACAGCACATATTACAAAAATTCGTATCGGATGCTCCTATATTATATTATATTAGACCTTTTTCGGCCAAGGAAAATTTCTATAAATCGTAGAAAAAATTAAATAGCCTTGGGGGAGGAGCGCAGCGACCCATCGAGCGCAGCGAGATGCCTGGTACTCCAATAAAGATCTTGGCCATATCCTGACCGTAGAGAATCAATTCAGAGTAAAGGCGTAAAAAAAATAATTGGCCCTTGGTCTAACCCTGTATCCGATCAGGTATAAACGTATCCTCAATCCCTGAATTCATACCCGTTCGGGCCATATCCGAGATTCGGAGAATCAAGGCCGACTGGCTACCGCCACCTATGGCGATCATAGTCAGATCATGGTCGGTAGGCGTACAAGCTATTTTAAGGCGATTTAAGGCGGTTTCAGCATACTTGAGCCACAGATACGTAGAAGCCAGAGTTATCGCCGTGTACCGCCGTAGGATCAACTTCTGGACCCATACCCGGCTCGGGGTCGGATAGGTATTAGTATATTCTATCCACTTCCCACAAAAAAAAAGAACAGGCGTAGAAAAAAAATAGCAGAGGTGGACTACAAAAATAATTAGTATGGGGGTGTCTGTGGGGAAGTGGGAGTGGGAGTAGAAAAAAAATTGATAGGTGTAGGTGCGTGGGGAATCCCCGGTGCGAAGCGACCGGGGTCCAGGAAGGGGAAGTCGGTTCTGCCAAGGCCGTACCCCGAAAATCTTTACTGGCAAAGTTCTGCATTTCTCGTTCTTGATTCATGGTTCTGAATTGGGCAAAGGTCAAGTGGCAAACTATATGCGGCAATGGCTGAAACGCAAGGCCATTGCGGGTTTGGGGTCAATGAATGGGCAACCCTTGGGGAGGGGGAAAGTCAACGCCATGTCAACTACTCATTGCAATGCATTGACTATCAATGCTTATTCGATTCTGTCTTGGAATACGTACTCAGAAGTACAATCAATCTAAATATGGTTGCATTCCCCACTAAGCCACGATTAATGGCAACAAACGTGTAACAAATTCCCACCAGGACATGATTAATGGGCATATTCGGATCGCAAATTCCCACCGAACGACCGTTTGACCACTAATTCCCCCCCTTCACCACTTAAAAACACGGTCAAAATCAATACGGCAACAACAAATGGTATAAATCATGGGAGTTTTGGTGATTCACGGTATGGCGAAGGGTATAAATCAGGGCATTACTCCAATCCTGCAAATATTTCTTTGCCATGTGGCAAAGAGTACCTATCTTCGTATTCTCAATTGAGTTATTCACCCCAAATAAACAGTATATGACAGTTACTAACCATGCTTACGTCTTGCAGAACGATGGTGGCGGCTACTACGCCCAAGGTGACACATTCCCACATGGGGTTGTGTATAGTGCCATTGAAGCCAAGGTATTCAGTACAGAAGAGGAGGCACGGGCAGTATTGGATGATTGCTTTGAGGAGTACACGGATTTCGCCTTCTTCATATGCCGATACGATAGTGTCGAGGCGTTCCTGTCCGCTCAAGATGACAACGATAATTTGTTCGACATTCTCTAACCAAATAAGCAAGTATATGAAAAAGTCAATCGTCCTGTTTGCGTTCTCAGTCCTCTCCTTGACATCTGTAGCCGCCATAGTGCCTTGCAAGGGCGTGAAGAAGGATGGCAGAAAATGCCAGTCAACTATTGTGAGTGCTGCCTCAGGCTATTGCAGGTCGCACAATCCTTCCACGCCCAAATGTGGTGCGGTTAAGAAGGATGGTAAGCCATGTGCCATGGTGGTTAAGGTTTCGGGCAGCAAGTGCCGCTTTCACGCCAAGTAGGATGGTCTTATGGAGGGGTTCGACTCCCCTCCCTACTTCTAAACCAATTAAACAGAAAACACATGACTAAGGCATTATTCGTTCTTGATTCAGTTGTGCCTCCCGTGGAGGGATACCACGACAATTCCAACCGTTGGAACGGTTGGTGTACTCCATACTTCAATGAGGCCAATACAAGGCGTATATGTGCCTTATTTGACATCCTCGCTGACGTTAATGAGGATGGCACGACTTATACATGGGATGAGTCCTCTCAGCAGTTGGTTGAGGTCTATTATGAGTCAGGTTCAGCAACACATGAGGTCATCCATCCCACAATGATTGAAGGTGAGAGGCATTATCCCATCGGATACTACTGCTATTGTTGGGAGGTGTACAAGAACAAGTTCGATGCCACTTCGGGATGCCTCAATGCCATATGGCGTGTAAACCTGACTGCTGAGTCTGTCGATGCTCAGATAGTCGATGGTGGAGTAGATAGGGATGGCAATAAGATGTTCAGCATCTCATTCAGCACCGCCCTTGATGACATTGAAGGCTACCATGATGCTGATGACGCTGAGAACGACATCGATGAGATGGGGAGGTTTGCCGACATCAACTTCAAGTGGGCAAAGTAATTCAAGGGCAATGGTTGCAGGGGTGGTTCGACTCCACCCCGCCCTTCTAAACCAATTAACGCCAGTTATACCCCCCGAACTGAGAGCAATGTGCGAAGGTGGTTCGTTACCACCCTCAGTTCCTCATCAAAACAACACACATATGAAAAGGTATTTCGTTGATTATGGAGATTACAACCGCACACAAAACGCATCAGAGATATT